CCCCCGCTCATCACCCTGCCGCCGCTCACCATGATCGTCGTCGGCCCGGCCGAGACCGAACCGAGCACGATCCTCGGCGCGATCGAACTGGAGACCCTCATGCCGACCACCATCGAGCTTGATCTGAGGGAGACGCGATGAGCACCGCACCGCAGGACCGCGAGTGGAAGGCCGGCACGCGCGGCGCCGTAGGCGCGCCAGGCGGCGACTTCATCTTCGAGACCGGAATCGACATGACCGGCGCGTCGCTCCGCGCCGTGCGAATCCTGCCTCCCGAAGGCGATCCGGTACTGGTTTCCTCCGGCGTCTCTGTCGTCTCCGGCCAGCCCACCAAGGTCCGCTGGGTCGTCACCACCGAACACCTCGACACGCCCGGCCTCTACATCCTGCGCGTCTACGCCGAGTGGGCGGACGGCAGGCGGTTCTACAGCGGCGAGGCGCAGCAGGAGGTCATCGCGCCGTGACGCTGTCCGCCAAGCACCTCAGTTCATCCGACGTCGCCGACATGCTCCGCGGCGGCATGGGCATCGAGNNCACGCTGAACAGCCTGATCAGCGCGGCCGCCGGCGTCGACATGAAGCCGTATCGACGACTCTCCGCCAAGGCCGTGCAGCGCCACGGGAGCGCCGCGTGCCAGTAGTAATCCTGTCCTGGCCCAACCCGGTGCTCTCGCCGAACGCGCGGCCGAACCGCATGGCGAAGGCGCGCAGCACGTAGAAGGCGCGCGAGGAGGCGTTCTACTCCGCGCGGGCCGCAGGCGTGTATCGCGCCGGCCCGCAGGAGACCGCCACCGGCATCTCCCTGCGCTTCCTCCTCTGCCGGCCGAACGTCCAGATCGACAAGGACAACGCCATCGCCTCCTGCAAGGCGTTCCTCC